CGATGACTGTGCTTTCGAAGCCCAGCCCTTGCGTTTCTGCGGGATGCCGTCGCCTTGCCAGCGACCGCACGCAGACGAAACACCGCCCGGAGCGAGTCCGAGGGGTCCATGGTAGAGACCGAAATCTCCCAGTTGTTGATGACGTTCACAAAACGTCGCGGCCTAAGTGCAAGGCCAGCCCCGTAAAGAAGGGTTCGACAGCTGACTCTGTCAGGCGCTGTGTGGATGTCTTAATTGATGTTCTCACGGTGCATGGTTTCGACGACACGGGTTTCTTAAGAAGAGGCTGTTATGATTTCTACAGCCGCCTGTGTCGGGAATCGTATGACGGTGATTGGATGAAGATGATGAAGGACAAGATTGCTTGCTTCTTCTCCTGGGTTGTGGCAGGATGGGACGGGGTAAAACCTGTCTACCCGCCCTACAAGGAGAGTAAAGTAGCTGGCTCTGTCGCGTTCAGCCCTTCGGTCATTCTCGGTGGTAGAGCCTATCGTTATATCCGCTTTCTCAAGCGTGACGATCCTGAGCTCTTCCGTTCGGTGGCTATTTCCTTCCTTTATTCCAAGAAGGGAATGCCCCGCCCCGGGAAGCGATATCTGACCAAGGCAACTGCTGACACCTTCATGAAGCTGACGACGCCCAAGCCGGAGTCCGGACTGTCGTTGATCGCTCCACTCGGTCGCAGTTTGCGGCCTTGGGCTGATGTGAAAGAGGAGGACAAGTGCCCCCTGTTTCTCACCAAGCTTGAGTTTGCGCGTTGTGCGCAATCGATTGTTGACGAGATCTTCGACACGCCCTACACGGATGCAGAGCGCCTTCGTCTCGTTTTCCCGTCCCTTTCAGCGAATTATACCAAGACCCGTGCCCTCCTTGGCACCTTGGGTTCGCTCGAAGAGGCTGGACTTCTTCAAGGTTCGACGCCGCCTATCGATTTCCATGTCGTAGGTTCTGGCCGTTCGGAACGCGTCGTGGTTGACGACACGGCTCTACGGTCGAGATACCTGGATCTTTATACGGACGCGTGTGAGTACGCTGTTCGCGAAAGAAAGGACACGGAGCTTCTGGCTTTGCCGGAGGCGTTGAAGGTCCGAGTAATTTCAAAAGGTCCCCCGGTGACGTACTGGGTTCTCACCGCTCTCCAGAAATTTGTTCACAGCCAGATGAGGCGCCATAAGACTTTTCAGCTTATCGGTCGCCCGGTGGATGCGGACTTACTCCAGAGTGTGGTGGGTAAGCTGAAGTGGAATGAGTATCTCCACAGCATTGACTACTCTGATGCGACGAACGAGTTGCACGAGTGGACTGCGCGCATTCTTGCGCCTATGCTTGCGGAGAAGTTGGCTCTCACCCCTGATGAGTCATCTCTTCTGCTCACTTCCCTTGTTGGTCACTGGATCGACAATCCAGGCGACGGCGGAAAGCGGCCAAAACCGCTGCCCGCTGTCACCTCAGAGATGTTGGGAGGATTGTTTGATGAAGGGCCTGTGCTGTCCGCGCCACAGATGGCGGGTCAGCTTATGGGCTCTATCACTTCCTTCCTTTTCCTCTGTCTCGCGAACGCCACTGTGTGCAAGCTGGCTTTTCAATGCGAGAGGAACAAGGTCGAACCCCTCAAATCACTGCCTTTGGTGATAAATGGAGATGATGGACTGTTTCGGTCCACCAGTGGTGTCAAACACTACTGGTCGATCATCTCCGACGCCTGTGGTCTGAAGGAGTCTGTTGGGAAAGTATACAGCTCCCGCGTCTACGCAAATATCAACTCCACGTCCTTTGAGTATTATCCGGACGGTTGGGAGGGATATCTGTGTGATCGCGAAGACTTTGGCGTTGTTCACCGGGTGCCGCGTGTGCGTCATTACCGTCTCATCCCTTATGTCAACATGGGATTGTTGTACGGTTTGAAACGCTCTGGAGGCGCCGTAGGCGGTGCAGACGTTGGGGATAGGTATTCCTCGGTCGGCGCGCGGGCTAGCGCGTTGTTATCACTGAGCCCTGAGGGACTTCGTAAAAAGGTTTACACGATGTTCCTCGCGAAGAACTGGAAGAGACTGACCGCTATGTCCTGTGGTCGTGTCCCCTGGTTCCTTCCGACGGGTCTAGGTGGGCTTGGTTTGCCTGCCCTTGAGCTTCCCTCGGGTAGGGGTGTTCCTTCCGATCTTGACTTGCGTCTCGCTCGGAAGATTCACGACCATCCCGATCGTTTTGCTGTCCCTCGTCCCATGGACGAGAACCTCGTGCAGACATGGGCCTTTGCTTCTGAAAAGATGCGTTCGGCCCCGTTAGTACGGGTGATGCATTCCGCCCAAGAAAATGGCGGTGGCGTCGGATATGCGACGGTTGTGATGTTGTTTGTGATGCAATCCATCTTCGGTAGTGCCGCAGTTCGAATCTTTGCTGATCATGTGGAAGCAGAGAGTCCGGATTCCGGATACTGGTACGGAGACGTTGAGAACATCACGCCCTCTGAGTATCGTGCAGCTTTCGGAAGCTATGCTTCCGCCTTCCTCGCAGCGATCAAGTCGCCGCCAGAGGAGGTCGCTCTCGCTTCATTGCGAGATCGAGTTCTGTACGTAACCCGAGAAGTGTTCTTGAACAGACTCAGAAAACTGTGGAG